GAATCAAAAACAAAGGCATCAAAAACAAAGGAATCAAAAACAAAGGCATCAAAAACAAAGATAACAAAAAAAAATGAAGATTAATACTAGATTAAGATATCAATACAAATAAAATTGATAATTATATAAATATATATTAATAGTGTTATATAATATATATTTATGTCAGTATGCTTTAATGATTTGGAAAATTTAAAAGATATATTAGACAATTTAGAACCAACAAATGTAAAAGATATTACTGATAAAGATATAGATGACTTTAAAGAAAGTATACAATATTTCATAGAAGATTATATCGATACAAATATTAAAAAATATAAAGAAAAAGATTTTGAGGTAACTATGTTTGAAGAATTATGTAAATTAATTAAACATACATATAGTGATATTGATGATTACTTTATAAATATTGAAGATTATGAAGCAACCTTATGGGATGCTATACAAATTTATTTACATAAGCATAACGTATTCCGTTCTTATTGTAATACAAACATTATTAATAAACCAGATATTAACAAACTTACAAAAAAACTTAAAAAATACGAATCGATGGAACAACCTGAACAACAAAGTAAAGAATGGTTTGAGTTTAGACGAGAAGGACTTTCAGCAAGTGATTTGTACAAAGCATTAGATACGCAAGCAAAACAAAACCAACTTATTTTAAGTAAATGTAAACCCATTGATTTTAATAAAAAATTTTCAACAAATATAAATTCTGCATGTCATAATGGTCATCGTTATGAACCATTATCTATAATGCATTATGAAAAAGATTTTGATACAAAAGTAGGTGAATTTGGATGCATTAAACATCAAACAATTAAATTTCTCAGAGCATCCCCCGATGGTATAAATATAGACCCTAATAACTTAAGATATGGACGATTAGTTGAAGTTAAAAATCCTACTAGTAGACAATTAGATGGAATACCTGAAAAAGCATACTGGGTACAGATGCAAATACAAATGGAAGTATGGGATTTAGATGAATGTGACTTTTTGGAAACCATGTTTAAAGAATACGAAACCGAAGAAGAGTTCCTTAAAGATGGTTCATCATTTACACATAAAGAAAATGGTATGAGAAAAGGAATTATAGTACAGTTCTTTAATAACGAGAAACCTCATTATGAATATCCTCCTGTAGATATTAATGAAGATGATTTTGAACTCTGGTATGATAAAACACTAGAAAAAAACAAAGAAATGTCATATATAAAAAATATATATTGGCATTTACAAGATTATTCATGTGTTTTAGTACCTAGAAACAAAAAATGGTTTAATAGTATTTTACCTGAACTTAAAACTTTATGGAATATAGTTTTATCTGAAAGAGAAACTGGATATGACCATAGGAAACCAAAATCAAGAAATAAAAAAATAAAAAATGAAAAAATAAAAGATGAAAAAGTTACTAGTAAATTAGAACAAAATATAGTTATAAAAGTAAGAACAGAATCTTTTGATAATTTCAAAGAAAACACATTTGAATAATAAATAAAAAATTAGTTTAATAATATAATTCTTTATTTTAAACATTTAATTCATTAGAATTTAAATCAGAATCTTTTTCTTCTTTTTCTTCTTTAATAGATGTTAAACTATTTTGTTTTTCTAATTTCATACTTTTACTAGTCATACTAGCCATACTAGCCATACTGTCTTTACTTAGCATATTTTCGTTATTATTTAATTCTGATAATGCTTGCTGAATTTCCAAATCATCATGTATTTCATTAATATATTCGTCTTTTTCGACTTGTTTAACTAATTCATCACTAGGTCTATAAATTTCAATTTGTTCTAATCCATTTACAACCTCTGGTCTATGAATTGTTTCTTTTTTATATTTTTTTTTGAATTTTGTAGCAATTGTTTCAGGAATTAAATTACTAATTTCATTTAAACGTTCAAAATTTTCCGCAACAATTTTCAATAAATCCTTTGGTAAAATGCGTTGCTCTCTTGGTAGACCTAATTGAATTCGAATAAAACGATATAATTTACTATATTGTAAATAAGATATTCTATGATTTTCAGCACATCTATTATACCCAAAGTAACTTTGAATAGTACCTAATATCCCAGTAATAAGAGATAAACTTCCCACAAATTTAAGTGCATTATTCTCGTTTTCCTCACCAAAAATATTTTTTGCAGAAAGAGTTAAACTACCACAAAGAGTTGAGAAGACAATAACAGGAAGATCGATTTTCATCGCCTTAGTACTAAAATAAGCTTCACTATCTTTATGCAAAATAGATAAACAAAGAGAATGTTCCCCCAAAATCTTTAAAAATTTCTCAAGATTCTCGGTCCATTGAACGTTATCTGTCTGGAAATTCATTATATTATAGAACAATATTTAATTTCCCTAAATTGTTTTAACACAAAAATAATAAATTGTCTTTTTACACTTAAAATCCTTTAAGTACCAATATAAATAAATTATATTATAATTAAAATCTAACTTAAAGAAATCCTTTTCTTCTATCATCTAATGAATAATCAACTTTTAATACTTATAATATAAATTGAAAATAATAGATTTAAAAATTAAGAATGGTAAGATATGTATAATATGGTAGAAGACGATATTGTTATAAAAAGAAATGGAAAAAAAGAGGCTATTTCATTTGATAAAATCTCAAAAAGACTCAAGAATCTAGGGAAAGACCCAAATTTGTCAACATCTCCTCTTAATATTAATTACACACAACTTGTACAAAAAATTTGTGATAGACTTTACAACGGAATTTCTACTAGTTTAATTGATGAACTAACAGCACAACAATGTGCCTCATTAATTACTACACATCCAGATTACGGTACACTTGCTAGTAGAATTTTGATTTCTAATCATCAAAAAAATACTACAGAATCATTTTATAAAGTAACTGAAGATTTGTATAACTTTAAAGATATTAATGATATTCATCATCCTATTATAAAACAAGAACAATACGAATTTATAAAAAAAAACAAAGAACGTCTTGATAATATTATTGATTATCATAGAGATTACTTAATTGATTATTTTGGTTTTAAAACTCTTGAGCGTGCTTATTTATTAAGATTAAATGGTAAAGTTGTTGAACGACCCCAGCATATGTGGATGAGAGTTGCTGTTTGCATTCATTTAGGAGATATTGAAAAAATCAAAACAACTTATGATTTAATGAGTCAAAAATACTTTACTCATGCTACACCTACACTTTTCAATGCTGGAACACCCAGACCACAATTAAGTTCGTGCTATTTAATTGCTATGGAGAAAGATAGTATTAAGGGTATTTACAATACATTATCGGATTGTGCTGCTATCTCAAAATGGGCAGGTGGTATAGGCCTTCATATACATAATATTCGTTCACAAGGTTCTCATATTCGCGGTACAAATGGAACAAGCAATGGAATTGTTCCTATGTTACGTGTATTTAATAATACGGCAAGATATGTTGACCAAGGGGGTGGAAAAAGACATGGTAGTTTTGCAATATATCTTGAACCATGGCATGGAGATATTATGGAATTTCTTGATATGAAGAAAAATCATGGAGATGAAGAAGCCCGAGCGCGAGATTTATTTTATGCTCTTTGGATTCCAGATCTTTTCATGAAGCGTGTGAGTGAAAACAAAAAATGGACTTTAATGTGTCCAGATAAATGTCCCGGTTTAGCAGATTGTTATGGAGATGATTTTGAAAAACTTTATAAAAAATATGAAAAAGAAGGTAAAGGAAATATAACTATTTCTGCCAGAGATGTTTGGTTTAAAATTCTAGATTCACAAATGGAAACTGGTACACCTTATTTACTTTATAAAGATGCTTGTAATAAAAAAAGTAATCAAAAAAATTTAGGTGTAATTAAAAGTAGTAACCTTTGTACAGAAATTGTTGAATATAGTGATGAAAATGAAACTGCCGTTTGTAATCTAGCATCTGTTGGACTTTCAAAATTTGTAAAACAAACAGAATCTCCTTTTACTAATGTTACTCTTTATACAAAAGACAATTGTAAATGGTGTAATATGATGAAACTCCTTTTAAATGAAAAACATATAACATTTAAAGAAGTTAAAATTACAAAATCAAAATTTGATACATTTAAAGAAGAATTTCAAGTAGAAACTCTACCACTACTTATGGATGATGGTAAAAAGATAGGAGGATTTACAGATACATTAGATATTCTGCGTTCAACTTTTGATTATGAGAAACTACATGAAGTCACAAAAATTATAGTAGAAAATTTAAATAAAGTTATAGATATTAATTTTTATCCTACTGATAAAACTGGTGTATCAAATTCAAAACATAGACCCATTGGTTTAGGAGTCCAAGGATTGGCAGATGTTTACGCTATGATGAATATTCCTTTTCATTCTGATGAAGCAAAATTAATCAATAAAAAAATATTTCAAACAATGTATCATGCTGCTCTTGAAAGTAGTTTAGAAATGGCAAAAAATAGTAATGCATATTCTACATTTAAAGGTTCGCCTGCATCAAAAGGATTATTGCAATTTGATATGTGGAGTGATTTTGATTCATCTGAACTTAAATTAACTAATTATGATTGGAATTCATTAAAACAAGAAATAATAAAACATGGCTTAGCCAATTCTTTACTTATAGCCCCCATGCCAACTGCTAGTACATCACAGATTTTGGGAAATAATGAATGTTTTGAGCCATTTACTAGTAATATTTATGTTAGACGAACTATCGCGGGTGAATTTATTTGTGTTAATAAATATTTACTTAATGATCTTATAGGATTAAATCTTTGGAATGAAGAAACAAAAAATAATATTATTAGAAATAATGGTTCAGTTCAAGACTTGTCTTATATACCAAAATTTATTAAAGAAAAATATAAAATTGTTTGGGAAATTCCTATGAAACATATTATTGAAATGGCGGCAGATAGAGGTGCTTATATTTGCCAAAGCCAAAGTATGAATTTATGGATGAAAGAACCAAACTATAAAAAACTAACTTCCATGCATTTCTTTTCATGGCGTAAAGGACTCAAAACTGGTTTATATTATTTAAGAACTGAAGCAAAAGCAGCACCACAACAGTTTACTATTGAACCAGAACTACGTAAATCTACTGATAAAATGTCAGATGATGAAGATTGTCTTATGTGTGGGTCTTAATAACTAAAACAAAACAAATTATATATCTCCCTACAATTAAGGTTTAAAACTTATTTAATATTTTTTAAATCTACTTAAACATTACAGCCAAAATATATTTATATAATGCAGATTTTTGTAAAGACTTTGACCGGAAAAACCATTACTCTTGATGTTGAACCATCGGATACTATTGAAAATGTTAAGGCTAAGATTCAAGATAAGGAAGGAATTCCGCCTGATCAACAGCGTCTTATTTTTGCTGGAAAGCAACTAGAAGACGGACGTACACTTAGCGACTATAATATTCAGAAGGAAGCAACTCTCCACCTGGTTTTGCGTCTTAGAGGAGGGTTTTAATTAATACTATCAATTTAAAGATATTTTTTAAAATATATTTAAATGTATAACCAAGAATATAGTAATTTCATTATAAATAATAATAAAAAACTAGTTAATATAAATATTAAAGACTTGTTGAATCAGAAAATTATTATACCTAATGAACAAAGAATAAGAGATGATAACAAAGTTGCAGAAATAATAAAATATCAAGATAAATTTTATAAGAGTGGAAAAAATTCTTTTAATTTTTTAGGATGTATAAATATTCATTATTGTGAAGAAGATGGTAAAAACTATTTAGTTGATGGACAACATAGATTTAAAGCAATGGATAAATTATATAAAGAACATCATTATAATAATTTTAATGTTTTAATTGAAATTGTAAAAGTAAATAATAAAAATCAACTTATTGAAAATTATAAAATTATTAATAAAAATACAGAATTACCAGAATTTCCAGAAAATATTAATAAAAATTTAGTTGAAAATGTATGTAAATATTTTTTTTCAGAATATCCTGATATATGGACACTTAAAAAAAAAACAATCCGTCCAAAATTAAATAAAAATCAATTCCAAGAAGCAGTTGCATTTTTATATATGAAACTAACAGAATCTAATATCAATATAGAAGATGCAGAAGATTTAAAAAAAATTATTATTACAAAAAATGAAGAAATGTCTAGATGGAGCAAAGAAGCATATGAAAAACAAATAAGAAAACTAAAAAAATTAAATATTTATTTAGAAGAATGTTGTAAAGATAATATGTATTTAGGTATGTATAACTTTATAAATGAAACATATTGCTATGACTGGATTAAAGATATTATTAAACAAAAAACAGGTGAATTAATAAAAAAAGAAAAAAAGAAAAGAAAAAAATCTATACCTAAAAACTTACGTAAGCAAGTATGGAAAACATATAATAAAGAAGAAAGTTCAGCATTTTGTTATTGTTGTAAAATAAATAAACTTGACTATATGGATTCATGGGAATGTGGTCATATTATTTCAGAATTTAATGGTGGAAATTCTACAATAAACAATTTAAGACCTATATGTGGTAGTTGTAATAAAAGTATGGGAACTCAAAATATGAATCTTTTTATGGAAAAATATTATAATATACCAAAAAAAGAAAAAAATAAAAAAAAAAGTTGGTCATTCTTTTAAAGTTATATTTAAATTATCTAAAAAATAAATTTATTTTTTTATAACATAGATTTTCAATTACTTATTTGTGTCAAATCATTATAATATTTTGCTAATTCTGATTGGGTATTCACATCAAACAAATCTTTATTATATGTCATAACATTAAAACATCGAAAACAAACAAATACATCTACCATTGAATCATGTAGATTATTTGGTACTGTGCCAAAGAAGTGCTTATGAAGTTCAAGCAACTTTGGAGGCTTAAAATACATTTCTCCCTTTTTAAACTTACTAGGTCTTTCTATCTTTGTAATTTCTTTACCATAATTCATAGTACAATATTTAATTTTTGTTGTATACTCTTTCAAAAAGTTTGGAATTCCATGTCGAATACATTCACATTGTACAATTTGGTCATCAAACTTTATATTATGTGCTACCAAAATTTGACTTTGAACCACGGCTTCATGAAAATTTTTCATAACCATTCTAATATCTTCCCCTGATTCCAACATTTTTTCTGTACTAATACCATGAATTTTTGAACTTTCCTCTGGTACTTCCATACCTTCTGGTAGCCTAATAATATGATTATTAATATTTGTTATCTTCATTGTTGCATCATCATATACTAGCCAACTAAACTGAACAATATAAGGAAACTGGTTTACATTGGGCAATTTTGCCCCATATTTAGGTAGTCCTGTTGTTTCTGTATCAAAAACTAAAACCTTCATTATTATATATTACAATTAAAAAATATAGAAAATAAATTTCAATTTTAATATTAATTTATCGTCTAATACATAAAATTTTAAACACACTTATTAAGAATATGACTAAAACTAGGACATGAAATAAACATGCTATTATTATTATTTACATTTCTATGTAAATTCAAAGTTATTGACTGGAAAGGGTTTGTAACAGACTTTAATGTAAAATCAAAAGAATTATTATCTTTCAAATGATTCAAACATTTCATCATAATTGTTTGATCCATAACATAATAACCAACATTTTTTAAATAATGAGGCAAATCATAATATGTCGGAAAAGGATTTTTTATTTTATTCATATCTTTTTCAACATCAGTAGAACTTTTATTTGTTTCTACTGACATAACTACAAATTCTAATGTATCTCCCATTTTATACTCTTTATTCCACCACATAGATGAAATAAATTGTCCTCCCAAATTATTTATATTTTCATGTTCCGTTAATATAAAACGCCTCGGAGGCACTGCCCAACATTTATCTTCTGGACAATAATACGCAAACAAATATTTCAATCCATTTCTTGATTGATGTGGGTCATTCATATACGTGAAATTTGACATAGTTACTATTAATTATAGTAATCCTAATATATTTAATTCAATTTTATAAATTAAATATATTAAACATTAATTACTTTTGATGTACCACATAAACCAAATGACTTTCTATGCCATTTTGTTATTCCATATTTTTTTATACCTTCTATATGAGCCCTTGCACCATATCCTTTGTTACTTTTTATATTATAATATTCATCGAGTTTGGGATATTCATTACATAACTTATAAATATATTCATCTCTCGCTACTTTTGCTAATATAGATGCCGCAGCAACTGATGTAAATTTATCATCGCCTTTTACTACAGTTGTATGTGATATATAGTTACCATCTTTTCCACAATAATGCTTCCAATAATTTCCATCTATTATAATATGTTCTGGTATAACCAATAATTTATCTAGCGCCTCATGCATTGCATGATAATTAGCCTGTAGAATATTATGTTTATCTATATATTTTTCATCTTTATAATGTACTACCCAATCAATAGCATAATCTTTAATATAATCTGCTGCTATTAATCTTTTTCTCTCCGAAAGTTTTTTGCTATCTTTAATCATTTCATAATTAAAATCTTCTTGTGGTAAAATAACTCCCGCAACATAAACACGTCCGAACATTGGCCCTCTTCCTGCTTCATCTAACCCTACTTCCAAAGTATTTTTATTTAAATAATTCTGCATATATCTAAATAAATTTATGTTGTATTATTTAAATGGTATTAATATAAATAATAAATACAGTAATATTATAAAATTAATGAATTCCCTCTTAATAAAAACTATATACAAAGAATTAAGATATAACAATGTTAAAATGCTTGTTTTTGATATGGCTGGTACTACTATTAACGAAGGAGGTATAGTATACAACACATTATATAGCACAATGAAAGATTTTAAATTAGATGTTAAAAAAGATGATATACATCACTGGCATGGTAAAAATAAATATGAAGTATTAGATCATTTTCTTTCTACAAAATATAATATAAATAATAATACTTATAAATTTTATAAGTTAAAATTATCTGAAAATTTTAATGATAATCTTAAAAAAAATTATTTTGATTCATCAAAAATAAAAATAATGCATCCAGATATGCCTGATTTATTTAATAAAATTAGAGAACGAAACATCAAAATTGCACTTAATACTGGTTATAACAAAGAAATTCAAAAATCTATTATAGATAGATTAAATATGGAGAGATTTATTGATGATTATATTTCTAGTGAAGAAGTACATAAAGGTCGTCCTGAACCATATATGATTAATTATTTAAAAGAAAAACATAACATATCTTCAAGGCATATTATTAAAGTAGGTGATACAACAAATGATATGTTAGAAGGAATTAATGCATATTGTTTAACTTCTATAGGTGTTTTGACAGGAGCAGATACAAAAAAAGACTTATCAAAATGTTATAATAATTGGGAAATGTTTAATTATCCGCATCCTAAAATTTGTATTTTAAATAATGTTATGGATATAAATGTTTTATAAAAGTTCTATTTTTTCAGTGTAATAACTATTATCATAATTACTATATAATACTCCATTTTCTTCATCTGAACTTGACATTTCCATTTCTTCTACAATGGTCGTTAATTTATAATTTCGTGCTAATTCAAACGTTTCCGTTACATAACTTTTATGACTGTTAGCATCTAAAAATTCTTCTAATTGTTTTTGTTGGTATTGTTTTTTTATTTCTATTTGTTTTTTTCTTTTTTCTTCATAATGCTCTTCAATTAAAGTATACCCCATCGAACAACAAAAAGAAGTACAGTATAATCCATATGCACCACATAAAACTGATAATACAATTGCCATTAATTAATATATGCAAATATTAATATTCATAACATTGTAAAATATTAATATTCTATTGTGTTTTTATCATAAAGTAAATTTATATAATCACTTAATTTTTTATATACTATTTTTTGCTTTATAATTTTTATATCATATTGTAAAGATTTAACTACCATAAATATTAAACGTTCAAATACATGTTCTATCATACCATCTGAAAATCCTATATGTTTTTCTTTATTAATATATTTTAAATTATTTTTAAAATTATTTTTAGAATAATTAAATACTGTTAATAAATTATTTGTTTGTAAAAAATTTATATTTTTTACCCAATTAAAATCAAAAGTATCTGGTGTATTTAAAATATTATATAAATATTTATCGCCGAACAATTTCTCTGTAACAACACTATTTAAAATATAACAATTACCTTCTGGAAATAAAGTTATAGTTGAATTAATATTTAAATATTCAGATATTTCATTTAAATATAAATCATTATATACAAACTCTCTATAACATAATTTATCTATTTTATTATAATTAACTGATTTTTTTTTTAATCCTATAATTTCTATATTATTCCCACTTCTAATATTTGGAGGAACTATACATCCAATATTTTTATTACTTTTAACTATATGTTTAAAATTTTGTATTAATGAATTAAACCATAAATCTCTATACTTTTTATTATTTTTACTATGCAAAAATAATATATATTTATATTTTTTATTTTGATTATTAATAAAATTTACTGCACAAAATTTTCCGCCGATATCCATTCCTTTATTATTTATTTTTAATAATGTTATTTTATAATAATAAAGTTTATTACAATTTCCTATTGAATATGTTACTATTATATCTGTGAATTTTATTAGTTTATCAAAATAATTACCATAATATTCAATAAAAAAATCTAAGTTATAACAATGAATATGAGCAATATAGGATTTTTTTAATTTTATTTGCATATTAATATTATAATTAATTTTTTTTTTAAAATCCACAATATTTAATATTTGTTTATGAAATAAATATGGATATTTTAATACTTTTTCTTTTTCAAAATCTAACAATTTTGTTTTTACTAATTTTTTTTTATATTCAATTAAAAAATTAGAATCATTACAATCTAATCTATTTTTACAAATAAATAAATATATCATTTTTATAAATTTTTTATCAAAAAAATTATATGATATAATATTTATATAATTATTACATTTTGATAAAATATATATATTTTTAATATCTAAATCCATAAAATTCTTTGGTAATATTGATTCACATAACAAATCAAGAAAAATAATATTATAGTCTGTTAAATTTATATTATTATATTTTTTATTATAAAAATTAGTTAAATTATTATCTTGTACTTGCACAAATTTAAAATTATCTATTAATATATTTTTTTTATAAATTTTACTTTTACATAACTCATATTTTTTTAAAGTATTATAATTATTTTTTTGAAAATTATATATTTTATTTGCAAAATTATTTTCATATAGAGTTGCAAATTTTATTATTTCATTTTTTTTTTTATCATAATATCCTCCTAATATTAAATAATCTTTAAATTTTATATCTTTAAACAACATACAAAATTTTTTATGAAAAAAAACATTATCATGTATAATGAAAAAATTCTTATATTTAGAAAATAAAGCATATCTTAATACTAACATTTCTAAAATATATTCCATTAATTGTTTTTTTTTTACATTATAACTAATAAAATTATCTAAAAATTTATATAATTTATTTGAAATATTTTTCATAACAAATAATTCATAATTAATTTTTAATTTTTTCATTACAAACTTAATATAATTTCTTTGTATATTATTTGATTCGATATTAATAACAATAATATTATCAATATTAATATTTACATTTTTTTTACTATAAATATACTGATGTTTTCTTATAACACATTTATCTAATATAAACTCAAAATAATCCATTTATATTCTATATATTTTATTTTAATTATATTTAAAATAAAATATTAATTGTTAAATATTATTTTTTTATATTTAAATTCACAAAAAATCTTTATGGAAATATGTATGTCTTCTCAAAATCAGCCGATGACGATGACGGAAATACTATTGCACTGGCTCTATTATCTTTTATAGTATTGAAATACGCTGTCCAATCAATTGGTCCTGTAATACTAAATGGACCTTGATATTCTCTACCTGGGTAACCACTATTTATAACACTGGGAGGTGACAATTTTTTAACCTTTTGTTCTTGACACATCAGGTCTCCTTCTTCATTTTTGACAGTACATTCAGAAGGTAAATTATGACATTTTGTGTTATCTATTCCACATATATAAAATGCCGACCAATCATAAGTTTTATCGGTCTTCGCATTATAGTACGCGGTGCACCCAGATTCTTCTTCGTCTTGGACATACCAATAATACATACCGAGTCCTAAGTAGGCTCTTCCTCCATAATGTGCCAAACTTCTAGTCATGAACCCGCCACTATATAAGTTCTGCCCATCTTCATAAGTGGACCCACGCCAGGTTAAATAATTTCCCCAGTATGAGAAGTACCCTTTGTAATCATCATGGTGTGGCCACCCAGAGTACCCATTTGGGCTACAATACGGGTTTCCGTTCTGCCCATGATATAAATTATAGTTAATCCAATAAACTGGCGTGTTTTCTGTGTGTCCCGCAGAGGACACAAAAGGTCCTAAACCATTACGGGGACCTTCGGGTTGCCCAGCGAACAACGCCCTCACCCTGGCCACCTCCTCATCATATAGATTAGCATTGTCACCAAACATTTTTCTACATGCAAAAGACCACTTATTATAGTTAGAGTAACTCGTAAAGCGTTCACCATCGTACCACCACGACGACATATAAAACAAATTGCTGAAATTGTCCGCCACTGTCATATCTGTTCCAGTAGAATAGAATGTACCATCCGGTTGCAATTTCTCCAACCACAATTGTAAAGCATGAGTAAAGTTTTTCTCAATAATAAAATGGTTGTCACTAGGCATGATGTGTAACATTTCATCGTAACGAGTATTTAAATCGTATGGCTGGAAATTCTGTGGGGTCTTTGCATTATCAAATATGTCATTAAGAAATTCAGACAGGCCCTTGTTTTCCGTGTAAAAAGTTAAATCACTATAATTTATTGGACCAACACCTTCCCATTGAATAACCCTATCCGAATATAATACATCATATTCTTTATCTGCTGGAATTTCTATTATATGATAAGTATTATCACCCCAATCACGCTGGAAATCATAATCGCTGCCGTCGCCCGTCTCAGCTCGTTGACTCCAAACCACTTTTCCTCCTGAAATCTCAGCAACATTTGGAGACCTACAACATATTTGCTTACTATCAATTGATTCATTTGCTATTAATGGAAAATAGTCTCCTCGACCACTCGAGTCCCACACGTTCTTGTTCCAAGACACATTTAAGGGTACATCTATCGCTTTACCCACGAGAGGGAATTTAGAATCCCATTCATTCTTACTTAAATTAAGTATATTCTGAAAGACATCGACAAAATCACTTTCACGAAATTCAACTGATAGTGGGTCAGGGGGAAGGTTTGGTGAATTTCTTTCCTTAAACAATAATTTCGTTCTAAGTAAGTTTTTATCACCATAAGTGTAGTTACACGTATGAGGAGCGCTACAGGGCTTATATTGATTGTGTCCCACTTGATCTCTATTATGTTTAACGTGTACTATTACAGTCTTCATTGCTGGCTTTGTTGGGACGATAACCGCATCAATCTTTTCTTGTAATAATTGTCTAAGTTTTTCATTTAGTTCTGGATTTTTTAATGCAATAATCTTTTCTATTAACGCTTTATCAGCATATGTCATATCTTGTCCACAAAATGATGCAAATTTTTCTTGAATTTTGTGTATTGTATCTCCTGGCACAACAAAACTCGCTAGTCCACCCTGACTCCAATCTTGGCCCCGCCAATTATCGTTAGTATAGAAATTATCTCCACCTCTCATATCTACATTCTCTTCTCGAAAGTGCTCGACAACCTCAGGGTCGTCGTTCTTGATTTCCTCTCTACTTGACGCATAGCATTCAGAGAGCCAAAACGGCATTGAAGCAGTTATCCTCCAAGATAAAGTTGTATCACTAGACATCGGTAATTTTACATGCATTACAAATTTATAATCCTCAGAATCTTGCCGTTCCCACATGTCTCTCTCTGTACTTGGTATAATATAATAACATAAATCAGTAGTAAACAAATAATAATCTCCTTCGTCAGTTTTATGTAAGTTATCCGCCCAAACACTTTCATCAATAGGTTCCCACGAATAATATTTACCGTAATATGTTCTCTGCCAACCTGACTCCAGATTTGTTTCTTGCCCCTCGGAATCATACTGTGGAATGCGCCAGAATTTCTCTCTATCGTCATTTAATGCGTCAATTTCTGTCTGAGTAGTGGGTGGACCAGTTTTTGGGACCTGAATAAATTGACCTCGCGTGTACACGCGGGGTGGCGGGCCAAAATGCCAAGTATCACCCCATGTGTCAAACAAATTAAATGTAATATTACGTCCTTCATCCGCGGAAACGACGGGTGCACTTTCATTTGACATATCATGAATTATAGACTGATAATATGGATTATTAATATTAGCATCGTCTGTTGTACTATCCCAAAATTTGAATTTAATACTTGCTGACTGAGGGTTTGAAGCAGATGTGTTATATTCTAAATGTCGTAATCTATAATCAAAAGTTGTTTTGAAATATTGTACCATATCATCAAAAGACAAAGTATTAATGCCTGCATCTATTTTTCGTTCTTCTACAAATTCACTAACAAGAGTTCCATCAGATGTGAAGTACTGGTTATCGTCACGTATTATAATAAAATCACCATCGCCATTATTTTCTAGTTCCCCTCCTATTATTTTTCTACTAAACATATCAATACTACCTGCTGCTTCAGAAGTAGTAATATCAATAGTTCCTAAAGTAAAATTATCTTCATGAACTCCATTGGTAAATTTAGTTCCATCAGCAAAAGTAAAAAATGAAGAATCCATAGGGATATAAATTGCGCCATCGCGAGTACTAAGTGTCTTACTTGCCAAATCTCCCATTCCGGTAACATTAGAAGTATCTCTTGTATCATCCTCTAAAATAAATGATAGAGGCTTTCGACTAATAACTATATAACTTTGATTTTCAGGTATTGCCACCTGTCCTTTTAATTTAAAATCACGAAAAAGTGCACCGGGCTCACTACCACCACAAGTCGTAATACATAATTTAAAAGGATAATCATATCCTTCTCCATCCAAACCTAGATTTTCCGTATTATGATATTTATTTAATAAATTATGAACGTTTCTCAAGTCTATTTCTAAACTATCCCAATTATCAAATTTTGCAGATTCCTGTTTAATATCAAATAGTGTATTATAATCAAACTCAAAATGTTTATCATGTCTTGCAAAACATAAAGCTTTTGATGGAATATTAATACCTTCATCTAGATTATCCTGATAGTATGTTTGAGAATTTCCAGCATGTAAATGAAAATCAGTATTACTTGTTCTTGAAATTACTCTATCTCTTGTCAAATTAGGATTATAACTATCGCTTGATGGATTAATAGTATCAATAAAACTTGCTTTTTGAGCCTCAAATGGAACATTGCTATTTTCAGTGTGTTCACCTAATAAATATGTTCTCAATTGAATTTCTTGACCATATGAACCATCTGATTCTATAGGAATTACACTAAGTGTAAACTGATGAACAGGATCATACCCACACGGGTTGTAGGTTTTTTCTAAAGCGTGATAATCCTTGAGCAGGTCGGATCTAGTATCATCCGCGCCGCTTGGGTACTCCCAATATCCAGGTCTCGTGGCGTCTGTGGACGCGTAGTAGTCTGCATAATGCGACCTGGCCAATGAAGGTACATCTATCCATACGGGACGTCTATTCGAATACCTGAATTGATTTTGCCAACGATAATACATATAATAGTCCTTATAATATCCGACATAGCCCGAAGAATATTCAGAATTATCTTTATTTGCCTGGTAATATTGATATAAATCATTTGCTATTGTGTTAGATGGTGAAGAATCGTTTGGTCCTGATCCACCATCATATCTATTATACAAATCTTCCATTATTCTATACCTCTCTTTTTGTGAGTTTTGCGGATAGTAGAAGTCGTAATACCACCCCCAATTTTTATATCCATTACTAGGTAAATTAAAAGTTCGAGTGAAGTTGCCCGATATTGTGGTGGTAGGTATTTTATATTCCAGAGAAAATTTTGGTATATCCTCATCGGCAATATCATTTCTTAAAAAGTAACCTCTAGATGGTATTCTTAAAACATTACTTATAATAGTTTGCATATTGCAAGTCAATCCCGTCATCATCAATGGGATAACGCTTCTATACGAGTCATGTCGCACGAATGCACTCCCGTTGTTGGCGCAAATAATTTCCTTTCCCATTCCTTCAGTGGTATATTTACACCAATCTAAATAAGCTAATTCTAAATCGTATTCATTTTCTAAATTAATATTTACCTGGATTGTGTTTTTACGTGGCCGTGGCCGACCTTGCGAAAGAGGAAAAAAATTGCTGTTACTATCATAAAAATGCTGCCACTCGTCATCAGTCATGTCCTCAAACATTTGCCGCCTTTTCCTTCGTAAGGGCATCACACCTGCGGTCTCCGCATGCGATTCGGGTCGAAATATTGAACTCATATGTTCTTTTATATCATTATTTGCTAAACTTCCAACATTATGAAGTCGTTTCTTTCTGGCCTCATTCGACGCCCCCGCCGCCACCTTTACAATTCTATCAGGATCAGTGTATTCTTCACCTAATAAAATTGGCGCAAACACATTTTTAATTGAGTAATAATCTATTGTTTCAGTTCCAAAGTTGAGAGCAGGTGGCCACGTAGCCCAATTTAAGCGCGCCGTATTAAAAGTCTTTTGGTGTTTTTCGTATGTGTAATTACCTTGATACGCACGGGTTTCTACGCTGAACAAATTTGTTAACCCATTTTGAAGTGGAGTAGTGCGTGTATAAGATTTAAGTAAGTTTTGTTCTCTAAAATTGGAATCCGGATGATACTTGCCCTTTTTATAGAACTTATCGACTTCCTGCTTATATTGTGCTATATCCCAACGTACAGTTTTGCTTTCTGGTACATATGTAGGTACTGTACCTAATGCTTCTGAAGTAAATCCACCTGTAAAATTAATATTCGATTGTGATGCATTCCATTCTTGTTGTGATATTGATGAAATTGGTTTATCTTTGATAACAAATTCTCCAACCATTGTTGAATGTGTATCGCAATAATAACCTAATTTTCCATCAAAATCTTCTGGAATATAAATCTGAATTTGATCACCATCATCTTTAATAACTGGTTCATCACTTGACGACAATACATTCATAGAAGAGTGTGCTGATTCAATTACATTTCCATCAGAATCTAATAATGCAATTCCAAATGGATGCACTCCATCATCGCCACCATTCTTTTCAAACAGATAAGTCTCACCTCTATATAATACTATTTTTTTATTAGAATCATTAACTGGTGAAAATCCTTGTAATTCATCATTTCTATCTTTAACATTTGAAAAGTAATAATATGGATCTAATGTACTTCCACTATTTCTACTAACCGATGATTTTCTTGTAACAGGTGATATTCTTGCAAGTTTAGATTTCTTACCCTGTAATGCAACTGAATTACCAAAAGCAATAACAACTCTATCTCTAGTTTCATCCCAAAGAGAACCATTATAGTCAAGACTATCATTATAGTCACCATCATTATTAATATCCCAACCAGGATTCAATTTATCCCATGTTGCATTATTAACCTGTGTTTGCCAATTACTATCATTCAAATTAATTGTACTTGAAGAACCTTCTAATTTCCAACTTAATACAATATGGAATCTATCGTCAGATTCTTGAGTAAAACCAAAGAATGAATCAACCTGTATACCACCTTCTTCATCTCTACGTCCATCTACAAATAATTTGAGAGCATTTGAACCTTTAAATACAAGAACACGTGTACCTTCTGCACTATCTGTTGCACTACCATTAGCAAGTGTATGTGTAGAAGATAAACCTTCAGCAGTCCATGTATCTCTCCTATCACTATCATTATCATTACTCCATTCTGTTCTAATATACCCCATTTGATAATAACTTGTAAAATCTTTATCTGCATCACTTCCTGTATGATATCCATATTCAAACTTACTTCTATCTCTACTTTGTAGTAAAATTCCACTAGTTTGAAGTTTCAATGATAATCTAAATGTAAGTTTTTCGCCTTGTTGACTCTGAGAAATATCAGGATCTTCATAATAATTAATTAATGATTTTCCTAAAATTCCCCCATCGCTATCTAAACTACTTAATAAATACCCTCTAGGTATAATAGATGTTGATGTGCCAGACAAATGAGTTCCTACAGTATCTGTAATAGAAGTTAATACAACATCTTCCGAACCCTTTTTAACTATTGCATCATCAACTGGATTAACTGTAATTGTAATTGGTGTTGTTAAAGTAACAGATTCAGCATTTTCACCGTTCGCATCACCTCCATCAGTATATTTCAAACTAAAGACGATAAAACCGTTTTTGTTTGGATGAGGTTTTACATGAAAGTGTAATTTTCCACTAACCTCTACCAATTTCACATTAAGTAATTGTGTTTCAAGATGTGTTGTACCGTTAATCACATCTCCATTCTGTGCCTCATATGCCAATCCATCACCAGAATTAAAGGGATTAATCTTTAAGTTACCATTATCATCTACACCATCTTCATTAGCATCAGCAAGAACGCCACCATTACGAGCAACTAATTTAATCCTACTAATATCAATAGAGGTATCTTCTTCATCAGTAAAGAAAGTTGCTAAATCTGTTTGACCTAACTGTGTCCAACCAGCCGAACCCACTGCAGTATTAATAGTATCTTCATCTATACTTGCATCACTACTTGCATTAAATGCAGCAACAGCGGCTTGGGCTTGTTGAGGTGCATCGTTAACTGGTATTACTGTTAAATTAACTGTTGATTGGTTACTTGAAGGTTGGCCCGCACTATCTGAAACATTGTAAACAAAAGAATCACTTAAATTATTCTGATTATTTGTCCAATTATTAGGAGGAGTATATGTAATTTGATTGGCCTGTAACGATCCTACCCCAAATGAACCTAGACTACCATATGTCGGAGCAGTAATAACATTATATGTTAATGTATCGTTAGTATCGACATCAATACCCTGTTCTACTGTTAATACTACAGGTACACTTTCTAATATTGTGGTAGAAAGTGTCTGTACTGTTACAGTGATATTTGGAGCATCATTAGTATTAGGTATATTAATATTAACAGTTCCTTGTAATGCATTTGAACTATCAGCATCACTTACAACAAATTTGAATGAATCCTCACCGAAAAAGTTCGAATTAGGTGTATATTTAAGATTATACCCATATGCGGCGGCACCTTGTCTAGTTAATGTACCATTAGAAGGACTAGATGAACTGATGGTGTCTGATGAATATTCAGATTTAATCCAATATTTGAGTAAAGTTTTATCTTCTACATCAACTACTGCAGAACTCAAATCAATTGCATTATTTTGAGAATCCTCAGTAAATGTCACATTCAAATCATTAACCTGATGTGGATCATTTACTCCAGTAACATCAATTTCTACAGTTGAAGCAGTTGAAGTTAAACCAGTAGTATCTTTTGCTTTATATTTAAATGTAACATCTGTAGCACTACCTACACGACCTCCATAATTAGCATTTGGTACAAATACAACCTTATTATTAGTTAATTGGCTGCCTACTACCAAAGCACTTGCTCCTGGTGTATAAGTTCCATCAATAGCAACTGTAACTTCAAATAATTGACCTGCTGAAACAGTATCCGCGGCAACATTATTTTGTTGGGCATCCTGAGTTACATATGCAATTGTAGGTAATGTATCAATTAAAAACACTAATGTATTTGCATCACCATCAGCATCTGTAGCAGAAAATGTAATTATATCACTATCTTTATCTTCTACACAATCTATACCGGTTATATTAACGGAAACAGGTGGTTCTGGAGCATTATTAACTGTTACATTAATTGTTGCTGTTGTTGCTTTAGGACCACTGTATAATTGGTCGCTAGCACTACCTCCACTTGGGTCACCTAAATCAGTTGCAGTTATTTTAAATGAACCAGTACCAAACATATCAGCAATAGATTCTAATTTAATAGTATTACGACCATTTTTCAAATAAACACCTTGAGAACTTATAGTAAAAAGACTTGAACTTTGGTTTTCTACAGAGAAAATCAAGTCAGTTACATTTGTAGTTTCAATATCAGAAAACCAATCGTGTATATCTACTTCCTGAATAGAGAAATCCTCAGTTAATATTAATGTATTACCATTTGATGTAGCATCAATAGCCTGTAATACACTGGCTATATTAGCAGTATTAACTGTGGGTGCATCATTGTCTGCTCTTATGTAAATCTTAATTTTACCAGTAACAGTTGATGTACCATCAGATGCTGTAAAATTAAACTCATCAGTACCTGAAACATTAGCATTTGGTATATATGTTACTCTTTTACTACCAGGAGCAAAACCGTAACTTGGAACAAGACTTCCAAAATATAATGTACCTTTTGATGGTTGTTTTATTGAACCATCTGCATTACGTTCAACATCATACACAACTACTTCATTACTTTCACCAAAATGACTATTGTCAATAATTGTATCTAAATCAAATCCGACACCCATATCTTCATTCAATGCTAAACCTACTTGATTATTACCCAATCCTATAGCGCCCCAATCAATACCATCATGGTCTGTACGGTCTTCTCCTTCTAATGTAAGAGTAAAACTATCATCATTAATTGTAGCCCCTCTAGCATAATCACCTTCTGTTTCAATTGCGATAGTATTAGGGTCATCTTTTCTACCAACTACAGCAGGCGAATTGTTAACAGCAACTACTGTAATACTTACAGTTTCCTGAACAGATACACCAGATATTCCTTCATTATCCTTCGCTCTAAATTTAAATTCACAATTTCCATACCATCCTGAACCTAAAGCAGAATCAAATGTTGGTGTAAACTTAGAAAATACAAAACGAGATGTGTCGGCAATATGACCCGCCACTCCATGTGCTGGATTAGTAAATGCACCTGCATCAATAGCAGATTGCGCGGTTACTAATTCTACAGTACCAGGTACAATTGAAGATGTGCGCCCAGTTGTTGTATCTGTTAAACTATTTGCAATAATTTCATAAGTTAAAGCATCAACAGAAACCTCATTTGTGAAATCGTGTTGGGCACCTTCCGCAAGATTAACATAGACATTAGGTACTATAGTATCTCCATTATGATCAACTGAAAATTCATTTACTGGAGAAGCGGTCTTTTGAGTAACTATAGGTATATCATTTACCTGAATAACATCTAAGTCAATTCTTCCTGTATTTGTTACATTCTCAGGTCCAAAAACACCATCACCATTAGTGTCAATGGTATCTGTTACCTGATATGTAAAATGTTGGCTACCATTCCAATGTACATTGCTTGAATCTGGAACCCATGCAATATTTTTTCCACTAAGATTAGAACTACTTGCTAATGTAGTAGTAGTACTACCATCAGTCTCTGTTAATGTACCTACAAAACCATTTGGAATACTTAGTATCTTATATTTTAGTCCAGTGGCTACATCAGTATCTACATCCGTACCAGTAAGTTCTATATTAATATTTGTACCTTCATTACCATTAACAGTTTGGTTTTCTGCAGTTGCAGGGTCTTCTACCCCGGTTATCTTCAAATTTACATTAAGTACATATGGATGTTTAGAATTTCTTCTATCTACTCTACTATTAGATGTTTGAGTACCTGTGCCAAATAGATTAATATTATCACTATGTTGTGTCCAATCATTTGTATCCACACCCAAATCATTATCATTTACATCTGTGGAATTTTTAGGACCAGACCTAACAACAATAATTAATTCTTCAACGTTACCATCTGAATTTTGTCCATATTCTGAATTTGTTTCAATATGCAAGACTCTTTTGTTAGCACTTAATGAATAATCCATATCTAATGTTTGTACAGTACTGTTATAGGCACCCAATGTTCCATTATAACTATAATTCTGTCCAATATAAAAGTTACGTACAGAACCATTAAATCCCGAACGATGTGAACCTGTTGTACCATCTGGACACTTAATAAATACAAAATCTATTATCGCATCTCCATCCAAATCACCTGGATTTGCTGCGGAATTTGAATTTAATAATGCTATATCTGAAGCAGCATTCCAAGCACCATCTGCTGCTGGCTTATCTTCAGGGGTCATATAAATTTTTCTTACAACATCTTCTGTAACGCTTATAAAAGCATTATTTTTAGGATAATGAGTAATAGAACCTGGTAACTGTGGATTATGACCCAAATATTCGGTAGAATCAAGATAATCAGATTTTAAATCAGTATTAAGATTAAAATTGTCCATCATACCTTTAACTCTGAAATTGAGTTGTAATGTACTTGAAGTGGTGAAAGAAAAGTGGGAATCAGTAAAAGTCAAACCCTTCGCTGTATAAGTAAGCGATGTAATTGCTCCTATTAAGTCGCTTAGGTCATCACTTGGATTACCATCACTATCTAATCTATGATTCTTACTATTTTCATACCAATCACCTCCAGTATTACTTGTCTTTGGCCAATTTGCTGTTGGCACATAAACAAGTTCTTTTGAAACTCTGTTATACTCTCCATTGGTTCTACTGGTTGCTAACTCTGCATCGGTTGGACTATCATTTGATAATAAAGATTCAGCAACCGTATCAGTAGCGACCAGAGCAGTAGCACTTGCAGTTGGTTTATAATATCCATCTGAATCTTCTGAACACTCACTCTTGAGGTATACATTACCTTCTGGTAATCCACTAATAGTAAATTCCACTTTTTCATCATCTGGATCAACACATTTTAATCTAAATACAACTGAAGTGTCTTCTACAAGTGACACATTATATAGTGTTTGAGTTGGAGCATCAGCAGTTGCTGTAAATGTCATTGTTACTTTCAACTTATTTGAGGTAGAGCCATGAGTAAGAGGAGCACGTAACGAATTCTCATCTCCAAATTCTGTTCCAGCAAGTGGTGACACATCCATTACCTCCCATTCAATAAAATATTGTTGCGTATCTCCCTTTTTACGAGGAATATTTGCAGGTGGTGTGAATTTTAAGCAATTCGAATCTGCTGCAAAAACAGAACCATTAATTCTAAATGCTGGTTTTATGGAGTATTCATTAGCAGCAGAACCCACACCTTGCGTCAAGTCTTCTACTGTTGTGCCTAAAGCAATACCCTGTCCAGAAGCAACAGCCATTAGTGAATAATCATGACTCAATGTGTGGTCTGTGAGGGAGACTGTTTGGTATGACGATGAGGCTGTTGCTCTGAATGCTAATGTTCCATTTGTTGGTAAATCAACAATATAAAAATCTAATTCATCTGCAGCACCATCTACATCACTAACTTGAGTACTAAGATCAATTATAACACTAGTATCCTCGTCTACGGTTTTAGAAATAAGTGTTCCTATTACTGGTGCATCATTAATAGGAGTAATTTCTATCGTAATACTACCCGTAACACTTCCTGAGGGGGTAGCGACATCTTCTACCTTGTAATTCAATACAGGCCAACTTGATGATGCACCCAAAGTAGATTTATTTACATTTGAATCTGGTATAAATTGCAGTATAGCATACTGAACACCATTACCGGTACTGGTTACAGTAGTGGTAACTTCACCAGCAGCATTAAATGTCTTTAATCCAGTAAAAGGTGTAGTGGTGATGGCTTTAAAATCTGTAGAACTAGTTGAATTACTAGTAATACCTTTTAATACACCATTAGATGGAAGTTGTGTAATGGAAAATTTTAGAGGATGACCTTCACCAAACCATTCATCTGTAGCATAAATTCTAAATATACCCGAGTCCGCATCAGAGAGGCGTGATGTGCCTGTGGGATCTAAATCTTCTGCCATAACAACAGTAGCATTCGTTACGACAGACAGTTCATTTCCGTCTTTATCTGTTATTTTAAGAATATTTGGTGCATCATTAACCTGTGCAACAATAAATTTAAGGGTCTTTGACGATGTTTCCGCTTTG